CATCTCTTCTGCACCGATTTCATCGTTGGTGTGAGCTTCATGTCAACCCGACTTGGAACTCATTACTCGGAATCGCTCCCGAGTCACAGAAGGATGGTTGTCTGACGGTGGGGTTGCTCCCCACTGTCACACGTGATGAGCGCGTTTGCCACGCGTTGGGGACCCTCTTCTACCTACAAGGAGGTTTGAATGGTCCTTCCCATCACCGGCCCGAACGACACGAGCCTACTAACCCGTTCTCCCTTCCCTTCAAAAGCCGGTGTTTACACCGACTGGCGAGAGGAGTATGTTCGGAGGTTCAAACAGGCTAAGCCTTTTGATCTTCCTCTCCCATACATCAGGAGAAACGTCCAGGTCCTTGGTTACCGAATGGCCCTGCCTGGTTTCAACCAGAATCAGTTCCCTTCTTACGTTAACGTAATAAGGTGGCCCTCTTCGACCTTACAAAGTCGCGCCTATGACAAGGCATACGACCGCTTCAAGGACAAACTGGGTAGCGCCGCTGAACTAGCGGTGAGCCTCGCAGAGAGAAAGCAAGCCTTTTCCATGATGACGGATAGGCTTCGCCAACTCGCTGCATTCACATTGTATGTGAAGAGGCGGCAATTCACTAAAGCCGCAGATGTCCTCGGTCTCGACCGAAGAAGTCTGCGTTCGATGAACCTCCGCAAGGGGGCGAAATCCGCATCGAACAACTACCTAGAATTTCATTTCGGGTGGTCTCCTTTAGTGTCTGATATTGGCAACTCCATTGAAGTCCTGCAGGGACCGCCACCCCCGATTAGTGTCTCAGCCTACGCACGTTCGCGTGCAAAGGTTTGGGAGTACAATCCGGGTGAGTGGTGGCACCTTACAGAGGGCTGGAGCGACGCGGCCTTCCGGCTCGCCGCAACAGTCCGGGTGTCAAACCCCAATCTCTGGATGGCCAATCAGCTGGGCTTTGTTAACCCAGCAAAGGTACTTTGGGAATTGGTTCCGTACAGCTTCGTGCTGGACTGGTTCGTGAATGTCTCCGATTTTTTGTCGGGCTACACGGACTTTGTAGGTTTGTCCATCTCGGACAGCTACATAACCAAAACCTGGAGGTCAAAAGTGCGGTTCGACCAATATGACGATTATGCATATTGGGGCACGGGCTGCTATGTTGAGCGAGTCGTCGGGTCCATACCCGGCCCCTCGCTCAAGGTGAGAGCGCCTTGGAGGCTTTCACCACGTCGGGGTGCTGCAGCTGCAGCACTTCTTGTCCAACGGATGAAGTCAATCAAATGACCTCTCTCCACTCGTCAGGAGGCTAAATGCCTGCTCAAGCCAATCTGACCGTCAAGAAGAACGACGGATCCACGGACATCACCTACACGGCCGTTCAGGCTAGCGGTGGTGATAAGAGTCCCGCCATTTGGCGTTCGAACACGGTCGGCACAGCACCCGGGCACCGCCCGGAACTGCGCGTGTCGGCCCAACCGAACGGGCCGGGGACCGCGCGTCGTGTGAACTTCCAGTTCACGTACCCCGTCACTGCGACGGGGAGCGACGGCAAGGTCTACGTCTCCAACCGGTGCAACCTCGAGATCACCGGCGTCATGCCGCTCGATATGCCCGACTCCGACCTCAACGAAGCTGTGTCGCAAGGTCTCAACCTTGCAGCGGCGACGTTGACGAAGGATCAGTTCAAGTCTGGTTTCGCGGCTACGTAATGCCGCGGGGTTCCCCTCTTCTTCAGCAGGACGTTATGAACCCTGCTGTTTTCGAATGGGTTCCTATCCCGTACTCCTTTGGCCTTCGAGTCATTGAAGAGGATTCTTTCCTCTCCAACTGGCTCTTCGGCTACTTGGTGTGGGATACCAACTTTCGGCCACCCGGTGGGGTGGTGTGGGAGCAGCTTCCGCTGTTCCCAAACTGACTGGAGACCGTTATGCCTGTTCTACGCCCTGTGGACAGAGTCCTGCTGCGCATCTGCGCGCAAGTCGCCACTCCTCGTGCTTTAGCTGTGAAGCTAATGTTGGAGCACGGAGAGCTGGATCAGCTTGTATCCCTACAGACTGATCCGAAGCACTATCCAACAGCTGAGGCTTACTGGGCTGACGCCCAAGTCTCAGATCTTCTCCGGAAAGATGAAAGCCTATCGACGAGCTGCGACCGCAAGGCCGTGGCCGAAGAGAACTTTCTGAAGTCGGAGAGGCAATGTGCTCTCACCAACCTTCGCTTGGCTCCTTATATCATTCACCTGCGTCGAAAGGACAGTGATGTCCCTCCCCTCGCAGACGAGATCGAGGACGGCCCGTTGGAATTGATCCAGCGGGTTCGAAAAAAGCTACGCGACTGGCTCGGAGACCGACCCCCACTCACGTGGGAAGGTCGCTTCGGTCCTGGTGCGACATACGGCGATCGGGGACGTCTCACGACTCTTCCCGATAAGATGTCTTCTCGACCAACCATTACCACTTCGGCTCTTCCATTTCTATTCCAATGGAGTGGAACTGCATGGGCTACCGCCTGTGCTTCCGGTGTGGTTCGGAGAGATCCTGAGTTCGTTGCCGGAAATCGTTTCACAACGGTTCCGAAAGACGCTACGAAGCACCGCGGCATCGCCGTGGAACCTTCAATAAACGTCTTTTACCAACTCGGCCTGGGAAGGCTGATACGGAAGCAACTGAGGAGAGCGGGTGTAGACCTGCTCTCCGCGCAAGACACACACAGGCGGGTTGCCTGTGAGGCCTCCAGGGATGGAGGATTTGCGACCTTGGATCTGTCTAATGCGAGCGACACTGTCTGCCACAACCTGGTACGACTTTGTCTGCCCCACTCCTGGTACGAGCATCTTCGGATGCTCCGCTCTCCAAAAACCTTCTTCAAAGGTCAATGGCATGTGCTGGAGAAATTCAGCAGCATGGGGAATGGGTACACGTTCGAGCTCGAAACTGTCATCTTTTCTGCCATCACGGCAGCTGTTCACGAGATGGTTACTGGTGAAGCTGCGAAGCTTCATCAGAACGTCTTCGTGTACGGGGATGACATCATCTGCAAAACAGATGTGAGCCTCGACGTGATTGCCGCGTTGCGATGGTTCGGATTCTCGCTAAATGAGCGTAAAAGCTTCGTTAGTGGGCCTTTCCGTGAAAGCTGCGGTGGTGATTACTTCAATGGTGTGCCCGTGAGGGCGCATTTTTTGAAGGAGGAACCAAGTGAACCGTCTGCTTACATCGCACTGGCTAACGGCCTTAGGCGCGCCTCTCAAGGCCGCCCTGGCCGCTGGCAAACTGTTCTTCCGAGCTGGTTGCGAGTTCTCGATGAGCTCCCACTTCCGATTCGGAATCTCTTTGGGCCAGAAGCCCTCGGAGACATCGTCATCCACGACGAGAACAGTGACCGATGGCAACTACGCCTCCGGTCCGGCATCCGTTACGTCCGCGTCTACCGACCTGCCCGTTGGAAACGGGTAGGTTGGGATCACTTCCGCGAGGATGTAATGCTCGCTTCCTTCCTCTACACCCGATGGGATGAACGAGGTGGTACACTTCCATGCGGCCGTCCTAGGCCATATGTTGGTGTGACACCCCGCGACTCTGTCTCGGGTTACAAGGTTGGATGGGTTCCCTTCAGTTAACCTGAAGGCCTACGGCTTGGTACCGTAGGGAGTTTTCCGCACGTCTCCAAACGTGCGGCGAGGCCG